CGCCATTGTAGATACCTTCTGGGTTTACGTAGTTAGCAGGGGTACGCCATGCTGATACGTCGGTGTTGGAACGGAAGTCATACGACACGTCTGGGTGGATGAAGCCGATGTAAGAACCGTTGAAGGTTGCTACGTTTGCTCCACGCAACTGTGCGACAGTCCTACGAACATCGTCAGCGTGCAGAATGTCATCTGTTGAGATTGACTCACGGCTCGTTGGTGTGGTCGAACCACCTGTTGCGTAAATGACGTTGGTTCCGCCAGCAAGAACTTCACGGACAACCTGGTCGATTGAATCGCCTGCGTTGTATCCGATGATGTTTGCTGCTGCTGAGTCAACATCCAAGAACGCTGTTCCGCGCAACTTGGCTGTGGTGACAACTGCGTTACCGTATTCGTTAAGAGTTACGGTTACTTGGCTGTCGGACAATGCGGTTGGGGTGACGTCAGTTACCTCGTTCAGCGTTGACGTTGCTGCTGCAATGTCGCTGAAAATGGTGAATGTGACACCCGTACCTGGCATTGCCTGCTGTACTGGTTGTACGTCTGCTGCCTGGTCGAACAAGAGTTCTGAACGCAACGCAAAATATGCGAGACGGTCAAATGCTACCTGGTCTACGGACAGAGACGAGAGTTGGGTTTCGCCTGCCATGATTATTTTTCCTTTAAGTAGAAGTTGTTACGAATTTTGTAATGCTATTCGTGCTTCTGACAGGATTGCATCTACTTCTTGGGGCGACCTTGCTTCGTTTAACCTTCGGCTCCAGTCAACTGGTGGTTGCGCTGTTTGGCTTCCTGCACCGATTTTCGCGGTTCGGGACCAAGCGTTCGCTTCATCTGCTGACGGTTTGGAATCTGGGGGACTAATCAATTGCGCCTCTACAGCGGCTTCCCTGATGGCTTCTGGTGAAAGTTCTCCGTCGTATGCTTTAACAAAGTACTTTGACATTGGTGAGGCTGGGTCTATCCCTGCTTTCACAAATGCGAGTTCTCGTTTGGCTGCTTCGGATTCCGCTACCTGCTTGCGTAGGTCGGCGGTTTCTTTCTCCAGTTGTTTCATCCTTGCCCGAACTGGGTTGCGGGTGTCGGAATCTTCCGTCTGGTATTCGCTGTCGTAGTTGTCAATATCTGACATATGGCACGCTCCTGTTTCTGCCCACACCACAACGGAGGGTTGTGATGGCTGCTGTTGATTTGTCACCCCGTGTCGCCGTACGGTGCGGGGGATTCCCGTACAGGTTCCTACCGTTTAAGGTATCGTGTCGAACTATATCACAGTCTTTTCTGTGATGTGTGTTACTGACCTACGGTGGTGAGTCCAATGTTTTGTTGTTTGCTGGCGGCGAGTGTTCCACCTGATTCGAAGGTGCCTTTACGTTTGCGTCGCGTTTGTGCTACACGTTGTGCGGCGGCTGCGTTCGTGCCGAAGGTTCCTGCGATGAGTTCTTCTTGGGTGAGGGCTTCTTCACCTTGGAGTGGTTGTGTCAATTTTTGTCCTTGTAGTACGAGTCCGAATCCTGTTTGTGCTTGTTGTTCGGTGATTCCTTGTTGGGCTAGGAGTTCTGCTTGGGTTTCTCCGAGCGAGATGCCTGCTTGTTGGCGGGCTTGTGCAGCGATTTTGGCTGCCTCAGCCTTACGTATCACGATTTCTTTGGCTCGCACAGGGTCAAGGAAGTAGGCTGCCAGTTCGCCCTTGTCTACGCCGTACAGGGTTTGGAATTCGTCGATGACGTTTTGTGGGGCGTTGTTGATGGCAGCAAAACCTTTGCTTACTCTGTCTTCGATTTCGTCTGGGGATACGTCATTGGCGATGAAGTTTGCAAAGTCTTCTTTGCCGTCATAAAATTTTGATGGTAGACCTGCTGCCAACAGATTCCTTCTGTATGACGCTTCTAGTTGGAGGTACTGACTCACCGAATACACAGGCTTACCCGCCGCACGACGAGCCTCATTCCCAGAGAACCTCTCCTTAAACGCAGCAGATTCACGCAACTGAATACCAATGTCATCAACCGTCGAAGAAGGAGTTAAGCGACGTTCAGCCAACGCTGTACGCACATCAGTCACGAGTTGCGCGTCCTCCATCCCATAGAACTTCAAAACATTTTGCAGAATGCTAGTAGCGGTTTCTGTGTTCTGGGTGTTTTGTTGGTTGTAAAAGTTCCGTACGATGTTGGTTACTTCTTCAGAGGTGACACCAGTCGATGCAGCGTCTTCTGGGGTACCCGTCGAAGTCGACGAAGAAGGAGTTAGCAAACTATTTCGATAATCATAAAAAGCATCAGACTGCTGCTGTAGTTCCTCTGGTGTTGGTTGCCGCGCAGCCGCAGCAGCCATCCTCGCTTGCCCAGGGTTGTCAGCAAAATCAAACATTGACATGACTAGATAATCCTTCCAAAAGCCTGAGCCAAACTAGATGCCAAAGAACGCGCCTCAGTTTTAGCGTTCTCCGTTTTCTCCCAACCATAACGTGAATCAGTACGCAACAACTTCTCCCATTCACCGCTAGTCATAACACGACGCTTCCCTTCCTCGCCGAAATTGAGGGCAACCTCAAAATCGCCAGTAGACATATCGATAGTAGTTGGGTCAAGTTCCAACAACTTAGCAGCACTCTGCTTGAAAGAACCCGACAAACTTTCCAACGAAACACCCTGGTCGATAAGGTCGGCAAGATGCTTGTAACGCTGCTTGGCTATCTCTCGTTGCTGACGCAAGAAATCTTCACGAACAATCTCACCAGTTAGCACAGACTGAACAGTTCTTTCGTCAGCGCCAGCAGTATTGAAGTATGCACGGGCATCGTTGACAACATTCAAATAATCCGCTGAAGCCTTAACGCGCTTGATTGCTGTTGGGTTTACATACTGGTTGTCTGCCCCACGCCTGAACGCCTCTTTGTAGGTTTCTTGTTTGAGACGGTCGCCCGTCCAACCAAAGTTGATTGAGTCAGAAACAAACTTTGTAAAGTCTGTGCCTGTCTTATCAAAACCTAACTCGCCAACAATGTTTTTGATTTCACGAACTTTTCCAGATTGTGCTAGTTCTTTATAGAAATCTGTGCCATCAAGTTTGGTCTCAAAGGCTACTTTTTCTTCTGCTGTTAGTGGTCGGTCCTTTGCGTATTCTTGGATAAGCGAGAACAGTTGCGGATATTTGGTTCGCTCCAAATCCAACAGCCATGCTTTTGCGGGGTATGCGTCACGGAAAATCTTTTCCCAACCAGTGTCACCCGAAGCGGCTGGTGGAACATACTCTTGGCGCAGTTTCTTGCGGTTCGCTGGAGTGTCCGCCAAGCCTTGCGCTTTAAGTTGTGCGTCAACATACTGTTTGCGGGCATCAGCCGAATCTGTCGGTGTAACGGTTACTTTAGGAACTTGATTTACTGGGGTATCTTCGGTGCCTGCTGGCGCTTTACCCAAAATCTTTTTGGTTACTGTTTTGTCGTCGTAGGTTGTGACCTCTACGTTGTTTCCGTTTTCGACAACAGTGGCTACACCAACAACTTTTCTGGTTTTGGCAGGGACAACATCTTCAATGCCGCCTTCGCGTGCACGTGCAGAACCAGTCTGCTGTTCGGTGCTTGCCACTGGTGCAAGTGAAACACCTTCCAAAAGTTTATCTGTCGGGTTAAGTTGTTGAAGTTCTTTGTACCTGTCCAACAAATCTTGCTGGGCTCCCTCGACGTCGCCGTTGCGTCGGATGGCAACCTCTAGGTTGGCTTGGGCGTTTTCAACAAGACCGCGAGCCATGCTGATAGATTTTCTGAGGTTCCCAGCAGTCTCTTCGGCTGCACGTTTCTCGGCACGGTCCACTGGTTGACCTTCGGCTGCGGCAATCTTTTCTTGCTTCTCTTGTTCTTTGGCATCAGCCAACAAATCTGTAAGTTGTTTAAGGGAATACGACTTGTTTTTGTATTTAGCCTTCCCACCAACACGAACGTTAGGGTCCTTAATGAGTCCTTCAAGGATTTTGATGTCGTCAGCGATGCTCATTATGCAAGTCCTTTAATCTTTTGGTCCATGATGTCGAACAAAGAAAGGGCAGTGGTTGCTTGGGCTTCAGCACCGAACTGGTTCGAAGCATAAGACTGGGCAGCAGTAGAAACATCTGGCGCTTTAGCGCCGCCAGTAGCCTCAGCAACCTTACGTTTGTAAGCCAAACTTCTAAACGCTTGTAGTTCTTCTGGGGTTGCGTCACGTACAAGGAACTCCCTGAACACTCTGTTGACAGCAAAATCTAG